TGTCTTGAAGTTGACCATTGAGCTAATCCATAATGAACTTTATCAGGGTTTAATGCTTTTGAATTTAATCCAGCACTTTCATAAGATAAACCGCCTACAATAGCAGCAGCTTGAGCATCATTCCAACCTTGAGATTTGAAATAATCAATTAATTGTTTTGCGTTTCCACTAGATGTTTTTGAAGTAGTTTTTGATTTTGTTGGAGCAGAAATATCCAATACCATCTGCTCTGTTTCTTTTAAATTTTCTTTAAATTGCTCCCAAACACCTTCGGGTGTTTTTGAAAGTAATTGTATTGGATTAATTTTTACGGCTAAATCCAATATTTTATCTAAAAAGTTTAATAACTTATTAAAAAAAGGATTTTGAGAAATATTGTTAATAGTTTTATATAAACCATTTAACGCATCTTGACCATGACCTTCAATATTAGTCCAAAGGTTAGTCATTTCTTCTCTAGCTTTTCTTGAAAGCTCAGAGTTTTCGTTTATTTTTTTATTAACTTCTTCGTAATGTTTTTCTAATATTTGTAATGCTTCACCGCCTTGTAACATTGCAATAAAATCTTGTTCTGTAAATCCAAGACCTTGTGCAATAGTTTGAGCTTCTGCGACACCTTTTACTTCTGAGAATTTTTTAATTGCATTAGCTAATTTTTGAATATTAACAGTGTGTTTTTCAACATCAACGCCAGTATCGCCAGCAACATTACCCAAAGGACCTAAAAAGCTAAATAAACCTACATCGCCAGTAATAGGAATCCCTGCTAATCTTGATTGAATATTTTTAATTGAATCAATAAATGTTTCTGTTTTGCCACCAGCAGCTTCAACGGCATTACCCCATGATTGCAATTCTTGTGCTGATTTGCCAGTAATTTTGGAACTGTTATAGAGTTCCATATTTGTATTTTGTAATTTACTTGCAAAGTTTACAATTGCGCCAACGCTTAAAGCAGCAGTACCAAAAGACACCATTGCATCTTTTGCTTTTTCAAAACCTTCTGTGGTCTGTTTAGTGCCTTTTTGAAGATTGTCGTTGGTTTTTTTAGCTTGCTCGTCAGTTTTTCGTAGGCTTTCTACAGCCTTTTTCTGAGCGTCATTAAATTTAGAGGTGTCAAGTCCCAGCTCAATTAATAAACTATCAATAACTGTAGCCAAGATTTACTCCTTAATTTTTTATCTGATTTATTATATAAGCGTTATGTCTATCCACTGCATTTACTTCAAGTAATATCCACATATCTTCTACAGAATAAACGGTATCTAATTCATGTAAAGTTGCAAGCCTAGATGATATTACTGCTGCTATCGCTTGCGTTGTGGCTTGATACTCAATGAGCTTTCTTGTGGATTGACTTGCGGACTTGATTCCGAAGTCGATTGCTTTTCTTCTAAAAAAAAATCCATGTGTAGTTCCCATATTGATTTTCTTAATTGCAATCTAGTAGCTACTTCTTCAATATCTTCTTCAATTAAATTACGTTTAACATTAGTAGATGGCATGATTTGTACACAAGTCATCATCTCATCTAATAACGGTTTTGCAGATTCAAAAGGAATTTTAAGCAAGTTCATGTAGCCGATTGTCATTAAACCTGCCATGCCTTGCATAGCTAAACCTTCGGGTATCTCGATACCAGCATTGCCGATAGCGAGAATAACCCGAAAAGCCCAGTTTTCAGCTTTAGAAGCCGACATCTCTGTGATTAAAAATTGTTTACCAGTATCTCTACCAGTATTCGCAATAAATGTCGTTTCTTTTCTAGCCATAAGTTATTAGAACCCTGATTGTGAACCTACAATAGTTTGCCAAGTAATTTCATATACAACAGGTTGCAATGTTTTCTTAACAGCAGGAAAAGGAGTTGCCATTGTTAAGTAGCCATTATATAGCTGATAAGCCATGCCTGTTGATGGTAAAATAATTGTACCATTAGCTGTAAGAACGTCAACAATTGAATCTTGAGTTGAACGCCATGCGTCAAAAATTTCAACGCTAGGACTATCAGCTTGAAGATGAATTGTCATTTTGTATGGAATCCATACTTTACCGCCTGAAAGATTGCCGTCAACACCCATAAGTGTTTCAGATTGTTGAACTGCTTCGCTTTCAAAAGCATCATCTACTGCATATCCTTGAATACTAACTGGTGCGCCATATAGCCCACCAACTGAAAGAGTTAATTGTGAATTTGCTGAGGTTATTGTTGCCATGATTTATTCCTTATTGAATAGCGATAGAAGCAAGAGTAATTTGTTGTACGCTTTCACCATCTTGGTAGTATAAAGTGATTGGAGGTGATTGACGAGCAGCACGAATTTCAGCCGTTGCTGGTGCAATTTGCAATACATAACCTTGTGAAGCAATAACTGGAGCAGCGTCATAACCTAAAGCATATTGAACTTCAGCAGCTTGAGCAGCAGAAAGTTGGATGCCTTTACGAATTGCACCGAAATTAATCGCAGCGTTAATTGGGTCTAAACAAGCAGCATTGATTAATGAGTAGCCTTGAGTGTTGTAAGGAATAGAGCCAACTTGTTGTAGCAATGTCACCAAAGCCAATTGCAATTGAGCGTTAAGCCAAATTTGATTCAAATATGTATCAGCCCATAACCATTTGCCTGAAACAGAGCCTGGAGTAAACCAGTTAGCGTTATTAGCTGGATTGTTAGAACCGTAAGCACCGTAAGCATTGTAACCATTAGCAACAACAGCAGCATAGTTAGAAGCAGTTGATACTGAAGGAACCAAGCCTGATTGTTCTTTAAAGTCTAATGTTGCACGACCATTTAAACGAGTGAAATCTAAAGATGCAGCGAAACTTGAAGCAAAAGCAGCGTGTGTATTGTTGCCGTAAATAGGCAATGTACCAACGATTTGATTTGTTTGTAACCAATCACCAAATGTATTTGTAGCTGCTGCGTTAAGAATATTAACATCAGAATCTTGACAGATAAATAGGTAACGTGGAGCAACTGAGTTAGACCAAGTAGCAAATGCCTCTTTTTCTGCAATAGTTGCAAGTTCCCAAGTTGTAAAGAATGTAGCCCAGTTTTGGTTTTGATTAATAATGCTTGTCATGTATGTTGCTGGAACAGCAGCAGCTTGACCTTGTGAAAGAACAGCACCAGTAGCTTGAGTTAATGCCAATCCAGTTGCCAAAGCACCAGTTGTAGCATAAGTAATAGTTTGAGTAGCACCAGTTGTATTTGTAGTAAATATAAATGCGTTATGTTGAGAATCAAAAGTTACTGTAAAGTTAGGTGAAGTAAATGCACCTTGAATAATTGTAGCTGCATTGCTAAAACTTGTAGCACTTGCAAGATTGATAGTGCCTGAAGTTTCAGTAACGCCAGCTACAGTCAATGATAATGTGCCTGTACCTAATGCTTGCAATTGACCTAAAGTTAAAGAAGCCAATGAACCACCACGCAACCAACCAGCAGTTGCCACTTCAGGATAATTAGCAATTAATAGTGAGCCTGGTAATTTTGTACCAATGCTATAACCATTAAAATAAATGCTTGCCAATGTTGCTTCTATTGAATTAGCACCGAAATATGTTTGAACATCAGCAGCACTTGCAAAATTTAAAATAGTTCCAGCAGGAGCGTAAGCATTTTGTGTGAGCATCAAACCGTTTAAATCAACAGCGATACCACCAGCAGATAGCACGGATGGGACTACATTTACTACTTGTGAAAAAGGAATGGTACTCATTAAATTACTCCTATGGTTTAAAAGTTTGGTCAATCGGAGCCAAATCGACAATAGCTTCTAACATTGACTGCTGTGAAGTAGTCAATATTGGATTGTATTGTAAACTAGCTGTAATTTTCCAGCGTTGTTCGTATTGTTCCTCGCCATCAATCAGAGGAATTTGAACAGGGTTATCTGCGTACAAAGGTTGAATATTCGCAGGAAATAAATCCGTTGCATATTCATCACGAAATAAAGCCTGAGTTTCAAAAGCCCAAACTTGTGAGTCAGGACCATAAAAATCAAGCTGCATTGCGTAATTTGTAGGCGTTAAGATGAATTTTTGTTGTAAGGTTGAACTGTATGTATCAACGTTGAATGAAATTCTATCCATCCCAACGTTATTCATTGCAATAAAACCGCCTTTTGGCATTGCTACCAAATTCTCTTGTGCTTGTATTATTTCCACTCCAGCAGGAATGAAAGTCTTAAAAAATGTCACCAAAGCCGTAAATACATCTTGGTCAATGATGTCAATCGTTACACTCATTCTTCAGTCCATTCTATTGAAATATAAATATTAGTTCCGCTAGGAACTGTATCGCCATTTAAACTAAAGCAGAATGATTGATTAACTCCACGCAAAATGATTGGTTGTGTGTTTCTAATTCCAAAATCTTCAATCCACGGGAATACAGGAATACCAGTATTAGTAGCATTAGCCAAAGCGTAATGGTCACCAAACATAAAAGTTTCAGTTCCTAATGTGGCAGGATTAGCTGAATAAGCCCTAACAACTGCCGTTGGTGCTGGATTGGTTGTGTCATAAGGAACACCCGTTAATACTGTAGAAGTGCCACCTGTATTAGCTGTAGTCCTAAAAAAACAATAAAAGTCAATTACACCAGCAGAACTAGAATTGTCCGCAGTCACTTGTAATCTTGTAATTTTGATTGTTTTAGTTGCTGAACCTGTAATAGTAAATACATCAGTTGCAGGTGAAGCTGGTGTAATATCATAAACACCTGCTCGGTATGTTGGAATATTGACTAAAGGATTACCAAACTGGTCAATTGATACTGCTGCATCGGCAGCTAATCCAGGTGTTCCATTGTTTACATTAATTTGCATAATTTATTCCTGTTGTAAGGTTACGATAACATGGCACCAATCAGACCAAGTTTCTACAACTTGAGTAATAAGCCAATTGCGATTACAGCCATTTGGAACTTCAGGGAATACCAATATATCACCGCCAATGTTATCGGCTCTTACAACGCCAGCAGCGTTGCCATAGAGGTAAACTGAACGCATTACGCCTGTAATGTTTAATCCATCAGTATGTTGTAAATCTGTAGAACTTAATGCTTGAACTTGAGCTTGAACAGTCAGTGTTAAACTTGTTGGTGTTCTTTTACCTGCTGCATTAGTTGTATAGCCAGTAGATTGAATCCAATTGATTTGAATGTTTGGATTAGTTATCTGAGTATATTTATTTACTATTCCACGCAAATTCATTTTCAATCCTTTTTAAATTCTGAGCCAGCCTTATTTACTGCGCTTGATACAGAAGCAAGCATATATCCTGTATCAATTAAAGGTTTTGCAGAACCTTTGCGTTTAATGGTAGATGGAGCATTGGGTGGACTGTAAATACTAGATATTTTTGTTTGTATATCGGCTGCTGCTTGCATACCGACTAATTCTAATACATCCGTCGCCTCTTTTTTGCCCAAGACAACTTGCTGAACACCTTTTTTCATGGTTTCAGTCCATTTGTCTTTTTGTTCTTTTATTGTTGGGCGCATGAAAGGACGAGCAGGTGAAACGGAAGTTCCGTATTCATTCCATGCTGCTACAGTTGCAACAGGCGTTCCATCTTCATAATTTTTACCTGAAGGAAACCCTACTTGTGCAACAAGATTTTTAAATTCCTCAGGCGCACGTTCTAATGTCGCTTTAATCTTATCAAGATTAAGCGCAGCCATTATCCGAAAAACCCACCAGCTCTACGAAAGCCTAGATTTTCGTTACTACCGCCTACAAATAGCCCTACGTTTGCTACAGCACGCAATAACGCACGCAATTGACCGCCATAAGGGGTAGTTGCCAACCACCAGCCAAAAGCTGTTTTAACAGGTGGTGGTGTCATTGATACGTTGACTGTACCTTCGCTAGTACCTTGAACAACTACTGTAGGGATGCCAGCATTTATCATTGTGAATGATTGCGCTAAATGAGCGCACATTAAATCTAAAGCAAGTTGCAGTTGTTTAGAATTAAAATCCCAAGGAAAGTTATTTAAAACGTTAATATAAGCTGTTCCCATAGTCCACCAGCCTTCTAACTGAACTTCAGGAAAGTCAGTAGTATTTTCAAACGCAGGAAATTGCAATCTGAAATTTGCATCGTTATAGCTAGGGACTAGAGAAGTCATCTTAGTTTACTTTCGGTTCTTCATCTTCTTTGAAGTCTGAAGCAGTTAATGGTGCTGACTTATCTTTAAGATTCATGTCAGGAACTACTTTTTCTACAACTGTTGGCTTCTTGCTTACGCTTAAAAAACCATCTTTTTCATGTTGTAAAAATACTGGATTCTTTTTTAAAGCCTCATATTCAGCTTCATCAATTTCTGTAGCTACACCAATTGGTGTAATTAAACGGTCATTAGCAACACCTGTACCGCCTTTAATCATTACGCCTTTATCTTTAATAGGCATATCGTTACCGCCTTGCAACCAATTTTGGTACAACTGGTCATTCGCCAACGTAGAAAATACTTGGACTTTTGCCATGTTAAACTCCT